ATGTTCGTGACGATAATCTCAAAAAAGGAAAAAATCCACACGGACCAGGTTGATATATGAAACTCTCTATTTCAAAATTACGGCAAATTATACAAGAAGAACTCGAAGCAGAACTTCAAGAAAAGAAGAAGTCCGCCAAGAAGAAGAAAAAGAAGAAAAAGAAGAAAAAAGATTATAAAGTCAAAACTCCAAAACACTTTAAACCAAGTCAAGAACCTGGCACAGCTGATGATGTATTCCATGATTGTATTGCGAGTGTGAAAAAGAGTTTCAAAAAACATGACTATCCCTTAAAGAAGGGAAAAACTTTAGAAGATGCAGCCGCAGCAATTTGCACAGATTCTCGCAAAGAAGGTGGCGCAACTTTAGATTGGGGCATCAAGCGAAAACGAGAAGTTGAAAAAGCTCGACCAGGAGGAAAGTCTGGTTATGAAAAAGACGTTAAATCTGGTTGATGAGTTGATCGAAGAAGTTCTTGCAGAACAAGAATGGAATAAAGATTCTGAAACCCCCCGCGATTATTCTAAGGAATATAATCCTCCTGGCTCAAAAGAACAAGAAGAACGCAACAAGCGCAAACGTGATAAACGAAAACATGATAAAGAATTTGGAGAATGTCCAGATAATCAAGATCTTCATCATGTTGATGGAATTGAAAATTATAAAATGAAATGTGAACCACCTTATATTAATCGTGGAAGAAAAGAAAAATCACGTTTAAAGAAAGGTGAAATTGTTATAAAAATTAAAGAACATGAAGTGAGAAAAATTGTTCAAGAAGAAACCGAAGAAGTTTTAAGTGAGATTTTTCCTGCGCTGGCTGGACTTGCTATGCGCGGTGGTGCAATGCTCGGTCGTGCTGCACCAGCACTTGGCAAAGCTGCTTGGAAAGGTGCAGGAAAGGTGGCCAAAAAAGGTGTTCAAATGGCAAAGAAAAAAGTTTCAAAAGAAGTGGAAAAAAAAATGATGGATAAGGCAATTAAAGGCATCGAACAAGGTGCTAAAGAAGAGACTACTCCTGTAGATCAAGCAATGTCAGATAAAATGGCGGGAACAACCGTGGGAAGTTTTGATCAGCTTTCAAAAATGATAGATCAAGTTTTAATGCAAGCATCTGATGAAAACTTAACCGGAGATCCATCTGAACTTATTCAAAAAATAAAAGATTCATTGCCCATGTTAGATAAATTGAAAACTGCCCAATCTGATACTGAGGCTTCGTCAGCTGAACAAGCCAAACCATTACCTACTGGTGGGCCTATTCCATGGACACCTCCCACAGCAGCGGAAAAAGCGCAAGAACCAGCCGATAAAGTTTCAGGTGCTGCTGAAAAAGCAACTCCTGCGAAACCAGAAGAAAAAGAAGAAGAAGAAGAAGCTGATATTGTGGGGGTAGATGCAGAAGGCAAACCAGTACGAAGAAAGTCAAAAAAAGAAATAGAAGCAGAATTTGCAGCATCACCTTTCGGTCAGGCTTTGGCTAAGAAAAAGGCAGATTTTGTAAAACAATTTGGTTTTTCACTAGAAGAATCTCAAGAGTCGGCAGTAAACGAAATATATGATTTGATGGTAAAATCTTCTAAATGACTACAATCAAAAAAATATGGGCCTTCTTAAAAACTCATTGGTATATCCCAGTAATTATTGTTATAGCGATTGTCTTAAAAGGGAGAAACACCAGCTTATTAAAAATCATTGACGCGCAAAAAGAATCCTATGATAAACAAAAAGCCGCAATTGAAAACGCAGAAAAAGAAAAGCAAGAAGCAAAACAACGCATCGATAAAGAATATGATAAAGCAACTCAAAAAATAGAAGAAGAATATGCTAAAATGAATAAAGAGATTAGCAACAGACAAAAAGATATTATCAAAAAAACTGTTAAAAAATTTCATTCTGATCCTGATGCATTAGCAAAAGAACTTTCAGAAAAATTTGGAGTTCAATATGTCCCTAATAAAAACCCTTAGTTTAATCATATTTCTTAATATTTTTATTTGTTCTGTGTCGTTTGCTCAAACAACCACAAGTACAACGGGCAAGTTTACAATATTAAATAAAGGGGATTCTGCTCCATTTGCAGGAACACTTTTTGATCCGGTTGCAACTGCCAAAATATTGGCCGAAAAAGAAATGCAACAACAACGGTGCAAAGCTGATTCAAAATATGAAAAAGATTTACTTAATGCTGCTTGCAAAAGAGAAACAGATTTATTAAACTCAGAACTTGTAATAGAGAAGAAAAAAAATAATTTAATTATTAATGCTCAACAAGAAGAAATAGAGGCTCTTAGAAACTTAGCAAAAGGTTCTGACAATACATTTTGGGTTACAATTGGATTTGTTGCTGGTGCAGCGACTTCAATTGCCATATTTTTTGCAGCCGTAGAGATCACCAAATGAAAGATCCAGAACACCTTATCAAAGTTGAAAAAGCCATTCAAGAAAAATATGGTGATGAAACAATCCAAAATCCAAAAGCAAATTGGGATCAAGAAAAAGAGAAAGAATATTTGGAACAAATTAAAAAACTTGCTAAATCTGAGAAACAAAAAGAGAAGATTGAGGTGGACGGCGTTTTAATGCCCAAGAAACTATTTAGAAAAGAATCAAAGCGAACTTGTCCAAAATGTAAGATCTATTCTTTCGATATGAAAGATAATTTATATATGGCAAAATTTAAGCGTTGTTATATGTGCTATCTTAAAAAAGATTTTAGGGAAAAAAAGAGTGGCTGAAAAAATTACAAAACAACTTATAGAAGAACTTGTTGCGGAAGAAATAGACAAGCTCGATGAAGAGGCTTTAAATAAACTTTTAAATGAAGTTGGAATGTTCGCTGGAATTGGTCAAGCCATTAAAGGTATGGCTGGCGATGTTAAAGGGAAATTTCAACAACATCGCGCACTTCCTGTTGCTCAAAAATTGGCAGCAAAACATGCTAAAAACTTGCTCGACGTTACAACTAATTTTGTAGGCGTTGAAGATAATTTTAATGCTGATTATCAAAAGTGGTCAAAAAATCCATTCATAAAAAAGATTCTTGATGGCATAGAATTTTCTGCGGCGATGGAACAAGCAGCAAGTGGTGTGCAGGACGTGATTGTTAAATTGGATGCTGTGACTTCTGGTGAAGTTGGCGGTGGCGGCGGCGCTGAAGCCGGTGCCGGTCAAGCTCCAGCAGATCAGAAACCAGCAGCCGGAAAAGAGAAAACCACTCCAGAAGTTGATCCGAAAGTTGCAGCAGCGATGAAAGCCTCAACGTCGGGAGTAGTTGGTAAACAGGCCAAGGATTTGGAGCAATCGAAAGCTTCAGCTCAAATGAGGAAACAAAGCACTGGCCCCTCATATCCTCAACCACCAAAGCCAACAGAAAAACCAGTCGCAGCCACAGGAACCCCGAAAGCACCGGAGAAGAAATCTGCTGTTGCTTACAGAAAGACCGTCCAAGAACAGATATTGAAAAAAATTAGAGCAATATTAAGCGAAAACAAAAAAGTGAGGATAATTAGTAGTAATGGCTGAAAAAAGTAACATTATAGACATCGTAAATGGTATTTCACAAGCAGCAGCAAATGCTTATGATGGAGCATTAGACGATAAAGGAGAACCATTAAAGGTTGGCCTTAAACGAGAAGAAGGAAATCCCATTCTGGACAAACGAGTGATGGACGGTTTCAATGTAAGTATCGCCGGAAATCTTTTAACAATAAAATATCAAGGCGAGATTTTATTGAAAGACGTTTATAAGGGTGATTTCGAAGATGAAATGGCTCAAAGACTTCAAGACATTGTTTCTTTTCTGAAGAAAGAGTTTAAAAAGATTACTGGAAAATCTCTCACTTTAACCAAACACGACAAAGAACCTGATGTTTTAGTTCAAAGCATGAGTCGAATTCGTTCATGGGTTCAAGCACATCAAAAATTTAAGATTGGTGGAATTCCTGATCAAGAAGAAATCGGATCTACAGTCGAAGAACGGTTATCTACTGCAATGAAAAATTGGATTGGGTTTGGCAAAGATAAGTTTCCCAAAACAAAAAACCCAACAAATATTAAGGGAAAACGTGATGAGGAGCCACGAACATGAAACAAATAACAGAATCGTATTTGCGTAAAATTATTCAAGAAGAAACAAAAAAGATTTTTGAAGGGCCAGCCATGGACGCACTAAGGCAAAGAACCGCGCAGTCCAAAGGACCATCTGCCGGAAGTAAAGTTGCAGCAGCAGCTGGCGGTGCCAAAAAGTATGCAGCGGGCGCTGCAAAGGCAGCAGCTGGATCACTAGGAGTTCCCGGAGCAAAGGCTGTCGGGAAAGGTATTATGAAAGACGTTGGTGCTTTTTTTGGTCAAAAAGGCGGCGAGGGCGACGACTTTGCATCAGACGCAGTAGCAAGCGCAAAAGCAGCTAAAGGCGCAAAAAGTGATGTTCAGCGAGCCATTAAATTTATGACAGTAAATAAACAAATGGCACCGCTTTTAAAGAACATTTCTAAAAATCCACAACAATCAGCAATTTTTATCAATCAAGTTATGAAATGGCTTAATATAGATGCGGGTTCTTTGCCAAAACTTTTGGCGAAAGTTAAAGGCGAAATGGGCAAAGAGAAAGCAGCAGCTGCCGAAGAACCAGCTGCCGAAGAACCAGCTGCCGAAGAACCAAAACCAACAGCTGGCGTATAAAATATAACAAAAAGAAGTGAACTCTAATCACTTTGGCGTTACAGTTCAATAGACAACTATTTATCTATGTATGTCTCAATATCTATCCAAAAAAGATCTAGTAAAAGAAATTGTTAAGTGTGGCAAAGATCCTGTTTATTTTATAGACAATTATTGTAAAATTGCTCACCCTCAACGTGGGCAAATACCTTTTAAAACTTGGGATTTCCAACAAGAGCTTCTTCATAAATTTAATGATTACCGAAATAATGTTATTTTAAAATCCCGACAAATGGGAATTTCAACAATTACTGCCGCATATGTTTCATGGATGATGTTATTTCATCGGGATAAAAATATCCTTGTTATTGCAACCAAATTTAGTACAGCAGCCAATCTTGTTAAAAAAGTTAAGGCTATGATTAAATTATTGCCTCCGTGGTTTGATCAGATTGCATCTATTGAAATTGATAATCGTTCTTCTTTTGTTTTGAACAATGGTTCTGAAATTAAAGCATCTTCTACATCAACTGATGCTGGTCGTTCAGAAGCCTTATCGTTGCTTGTTATTGATGAGGCCGCACATATTGATGGATTTGATGATTTATGGACAGCACTTCAACCAACGATGGCCGCTGGTGGTCGATGTATCGCTCTTTCATCCCCAAATGGTGTGGGAAATTGGTTTCATAAAACATATATTGCATCTCAAACCGGAGAAAACGATTTCCATCCAACAAAACTTCACTGGACACTTCATCCCGAAAGAGATCAAGTCTGGTTTGACGAAACCACAAGAAATCTTTCCAGGCGGCGTGTAGCTCAAGAATATGAATGTAACTTTAATGCTTCCGGAGAAACGGTAATTCATTCAGATGATTTAGAAAAGTTATCTCAAATTTGTATAGAGCCAAAATATCAAACAGGCTTTGATAGAAATTTTTGGATTTGGGAAGAATATAAGCCAGAGAACAAATACTTACTCGTGGGTGATGTTGCGCGGGGAGATGGAAATGATTATTCTGTTTTCCATATTTTTAAAACGGACACGATGGAACAGGTTGCCGAGTATCGAGGGAAACCCACAACCGATCTATTTGCGAGGATCTTATTTGATGCAGGAAAAGAATACGGAGAAGCGATGCTCATCGTCGAAAATAATAACATCGGCTTCTCAGTATTGGAAAAACTCATTGATGCCGGTTATCCAAATTTATATTATTCTACTAAAGGAACTCATGAATATATTGAACAGTATGAAGCCCAAAATGTTTCCAATGCTATTCCGGGTTTTACAACCTCTCAAAAAACACGCCCCTTAATCGTTGCAAAGCTTGAAGAATTCATTAGAAATAAACTAATTACTCTTAATTCTGTTAGAATATATCAAGAATTAAAAACTTTTGTTTGGAAAAATGGAAGACCAGAGGCACAAAGAGGATATAATGATGATCTTGTAATGTCTCTAGCAATTGGCTGTTGGGTCCGTGACACGGTTTTAGAAGAAAATACAAAAGATTTACAATACAAAAGAGCTTTTTTAAATTCAATGATAAGTTGCAATACAAAAATGAATACATTAATTCCTGGGATGCAGGGCTACAAAAAGATCGAATCTTTTGATAGAATAAGTGATGCCAAAAAAACTTATGAAGAATTTGGCTGGTTAATAAAAGGATAAAATAAATGGCATACCCAAATAATGATAGTAAAAAAAATACCAAGAACCCAAGGAACGCAGATTCGTTTCTTTTTAAAGCTCTGACAAAACTACTGTCTGGTCCACTTACTCAATATCAACGGCAAAATCCTCGACAACTTAAAAGATGGCAGCTGGATAAATACAAGTTTCAATCGGCTGCTGGACTTACATTTAAAAAAACAACTTATAATCCATTTGATAATATTTATGCACAGTCTACTTCAAATGCAGCAAGAGCCGAACGATATATTGATTTTGATCAAATGGAATATATGCCCGAGATTGCTTCTGGTTTAGATATTTATGCTGATGAAATGACTGTATCGTCACCAGTCCAACCGCTTCTTACAATTAATTGCCCGAACGAAGAAATTAAGGCAATTCTTCAATCTCTTTTTCATAGTGTTCTTAATATTGAGTTTAATATATTTGGCTGGTGTCGAAGTATGTGCAAGTATGGAGATTATTTTCTATATTTGGATATTGATGAATCTTTGGGAGTTAAATCAGTTGTTGGTTTGCCGCAGTCAGAGATTGAACGATTAGAGGGAGAAGATAAAACAAATGCTAATTATGTTCAATTTCAATGGAACAGCGGTGGATTGACTTTCGAGAATTGGCAAATTGCTCATTTTAGAATTTTAGGCAATGACAAATATGCTCCTTATGGAACGTCAGCATTAGAAGCATGTCGCCGCATTTGGCGACAACTTCAATTATTAGAAGATGCGATGATGGCCTATCGTGTCGTTCGTTCACCAGAACGTAGAATTTTTTATATTGATGTGGGAGGAATTGCAGA